GCCCTCAGCTAATAGGAGGACGGTATGTCCGACAATTATGATATCAGCTCCAAGCGACTAACCGCGACCGGAGCTGCCGGTATCGGTCGCGCTCGCATTCGAATGGTCGTTGCTACGCTCAGCGGTGCTGGGCGTATCACCCTCACGAGCGGAAGTGGCGGGACCACCAAGATCGACATGGATTTTGGTGCTGCCGGTACATACGACATTATGATTCCGGGGACCGGCGTTCTTTTTGAGTCTGACCCATTTGTGGCCACTGCCACCAACGTCACCGCTCAAACGCTGTTTTGGTCGTAAGGGGCTGACATGGCAAAGACCCCAGCGTGGACCCGCAAGGAAGGCAAGAGCCCGAAAGGCGGTCTGAACGCCAAGGGTCGCGCCAGCTACAACAAGGCCAATCCCGGGAAGCCGGGGTTGAAGCCCCCACAGCCGGAGGGGGGCTCACGCCGTGACAGCTTTTGCGCCAGAATGACGGGCATGAAGAAGAAGCTCACGTCTGCCAAGACGGCCAATGACCCCAACAGCAGGATCAATAAGAGCCTGCGAGCATGGAAATGTTAGGAGGACCCCATGAAGGGAAAGACCGGGCGCACCGCGACCACCGTCAACAAGGCTCCATCAAAGCCTAAGAAGACGTACACGACATCTGCCGGGGCGCAGCAGTATGTGCGCGGCAGCACCTCTGGTGAGCGTCGAGACAATCTGAACAAAGCGCAGAAGTCTGCGCTTAACAAGCCGGGGTCCAACTCCGCTTTGACCAACAATCTGGCTGCAGCCGGGTGGGCACAGGAGTCTCGCCTGATCAAGAATATTGTTGGCCCCAAAGAGGCAAAGACTAGCAGCACCGTGAAGATGTATGACAGCATGGAGCGAGATCGCATGGCGCTCGCCAAGGGCAAGAAGAAGAAGTGAGCGCACCATGCCACTGAACGCCAAGGGCAAGAAGATTAAGGCCGCGATGGCCAAGCAGTATGGCAAGGAGCGCGGAGAGCGCGTATTCTATGCCGCAGAGAACAAGGGCACCATCAAGGGTGTGGCAAAGAAGGGGACGAAGAAATGATGGGACGCATGGATATGGGCAAGCAGATCGCGACCGCTCCGGCGTCTCGCGCCGCTGGTATGCCGGGTGCAGAACGCCGCATGGCGATGCAAAACATGGCCAAGCCCGTTGTCCGCATGGGCAAGGGCGGGAAGGTTGGCCGTGGTGACGGCTGCTGCATGAAGGGCAAAACCAAAGGGAAGATGTACTGATGTATGGATTCAGGAGAATGGCCACTGGCGGTTCTGTCTCTAAGACAGCGTCCAAGGCCCCGTCAAAGCCATCCGCTCCAGCGAAGGCCGTCTCAAAGCCTGCGCCCAAGCCCGCGCCTAAGCCAGCCCCCAAGCCTGCGCCCAAGCCCGCGCCCAAGCCCGCGCCCAAGCCCGCGCCAAAACCTGCTCCGAAACCTGCTCCTAAACCTGCTCCGAAGCCTGCGCCCAAGGCTGCAGCCCCGGCCCCTAAGCCCGCTCCGAAGCCCGTTCCGAAGCCAGCCGCCGCTGCGCCAAAGCCAGCTCCGAAGCCCGCCCCGAAGCCAGCACCTAAGGCAGCGGCCCCAGCTCCAAAGCCCGCCCCAAAGCCAGCTCCGGCTCCGGTGAAGGCTGCTGCTAAGCCTGCGCCAAAGCCTGCTGCGGCGGCACCAAAGCCTGCACCCAAACCAGCAGCGCCCGCTCCCAAACCAGCAACTCCGGCAAAGCCTGCCGCCACAAAGTCCGTTGCAACCCCGGCCGGGACTAAGTCGGTATCGACCACATCAACAGCTGCCAAGGTTTCGGCCACGCCAGCGGCGAAGGCCACGTCAGCTGCACCAAAGTCTACCGCTCCCGCGACCAAGACTGCAGCGCCTGCCAAGGCTGCAACGCCCAAAGCGGCAGCGCCGACCAAGAGCGTCTCAACTCCAGCGGGGACAAAGTCAGTCTCCGCCACGTCGTCCGCTGCGGCTATCAAGCCGTCGGGTCCAGCTAAGGCCGTTGCGTCTGCGCCCAAGGCGACGACGCCCAAGGCGGCAACCGCAAAGACTGGCGCAAAGACTGGCGCGGGTAGTACCAGTGCGCCCACCAAGACTGTGTCAGTGGCTACCCCTGCAGGCACAAAGAGTGTTGCAGCAAACTCGTCGGCAGCCAAGATTAAGCCATCCGGTGCAGCAAGGGCAGTGTCGTCTGCTCCTAAAGCTGCAGCACCTGCTGCAAATAACCGCGTCACGGTCGCCACTCCAGCGGGTCCAAAGTCCGTAGCGGCAGGATCAACCGCAGCCAAGATTAAGCCATCCGGTGCAGCAAGGGCAGTGTCGTCTGCTCCTAAAGCCCCGGTTGCGCCACAGAAGCCAACGAGCGCGACAAAGCCTACGGCCACCAATGTGAAGCCAAAGGAAGCTCCCGTACCGGAGAAGAAGGCTACGGCCCCGACAAGGCCGTCAACTGCAGTCAAGCCCAAGGCGACTACGGCCCCTGAAAAGACGCCGACAAAGCTGTCAACTGCAGTCAAGCCCAAGGCGGCTCCGGCTTCTGAGAAGAAGCCGACAGCCCCCGTCAAGCCAAAGACTGCAGCGCCATCCGTGAAGCCATCGGCAGCACCCGCGACAAAGCCAAAGGCGACCACTGACACAAAGCCAGCAGCTCCAGCGGTAAAGCCAGCTGTGACTCAGGCACCAGTGGCTGCCGCGCCTAGGGCTCCTGCTGTTGCTCCATCTCAGCCAATTCCTATGGCTCCGGTAGCTCCTGCCGCAGTGGCCCCAATGGCACCGCCGATGCCAGCCCCTCAGGTGGCACCCATGGCCGCAGCAGCAGCGCCGATGGCACCAGCCGCAGCACCAGCCGCCGCTATGGCTGCTCCGGGCCGCGCAAATCCGTATGCAGCTGCTTTGCAGAAGTTCAGCCAGACGCCAGCGGTGGCCAGCCCATCCCGGGCGTCTGTGTACAATCCTGCGCCCGCTGGATATCGCCCCGGAATTGACCCGGAGCACCAGTACTTCACTCAGGCCCCTGCAGCGGCAATCCCAGCAGCCACAGCGCCAGCAGCTCCAGTTGCAGGTGCTGGGCCGCGTGCGAGTACGAAGCCCACGTCATACAGCCCATCAGCGCCGGACAGGGCTACCCCTGCGCCTGCTGGCGGAGGTGGTGGTAATCGTAGCACCACGTCCATGGCTACTCTCGGCTCCTACATGCCGGGTGGTGTAAACACGAATAATCCGGGGAGCCGCGTCAATCAGGCAGTGGCTTCCTTGAGCCGCCCGCAGGGCAAGCCTACGCAAGCAAACAGGCCGGTTGCCCGTCCTGAGTCCCTGCCATCTAAAACCTCTGCCCCGAGCAAAAATGCTGCCCCGGGCAAGGGACCATCTGGAGGCGGCAGTGGCTCTAGTGGTGTTGCCCGCGGGCCCGACCGACAAGTCAAATAACCACGAGAAAGGTACGCAAGATGGCCAAGAAGACAACGCCAAAAGCAGCGGCACAGGCGGACACAACCGCGGTCGAACAGGCCGCGTATTTCACCCCGTGCCGACAGTGCGGAAACCCGGGAAGCTGCGCCCGCGCAGCTAAGTGCTCAAAGGGCTTCAAGTAACCATGGGTCGCACCAACGAGAAGCTGTGGGAGCAGTCCAAGGCGCAAGCCAAGGCCAAGATGGGTGGGAAGCACTCCGCCCGTGCCATGCAGCTCGCTGGTAAAATCTACAAGGAGAAGGGTGGCGGTTACAGCGGGGAGAAGACCGCCGCCCAGAAGTCCCTCAGTAAGTGGGGGAAAGAGGACTGGGGCACCAAGAGCGGAAAGCCGTCCACCCAAGGGCCAAAGGCCACTGGCGAGCGCTACCTTCCGAAGAAGGCGCGTGACGCGCTGACGTCATCGGAGTATGCTGCGACCACCAAAGCCAAGCGCGAGGGCACCGCCAAAGGTAAGCAGTTCGTGGCTCAGCCAAAGCGCATCGCAAAGAAGACCGCGAAATTCAGGGACTAAGCCATGGCCGTCATCGTACCCGATCTGCCGGAACTCTTCGAGGAGGCCTTTGAGAGGGCTGGCCTTGAGATGCGCTCAGGGTATGACCTGAAGACCGCACGTCGCAGCCTCAACATCATGACGCTGGAGTGGGCCAACAGGGGCCTGAACCTCTTCACCATTGAGTCTGGCACTCAGGTCCTGACCCCCGGCACGGCGTCCTACACGATGCCCACTGGCACAATCGATCTGATCGAGCATCAGCTCCGCACTGGCACCGGAGCGAACCAGACCGATACGTTCCTAGAGCGCATCTCGGTGTCAACCTACGCTCAGCAGACCAATAAGCTGATCACAGGCAGGCCGACCCAAATCTTCGTGCAGCGCCTCTCCACGTCCACGCAGGTGACGCTGTGGCCTATCCCTGACACGACTATGCCGTACACGCTTTTCTACTATCGCCTGAAGGGCATTGACGGTCTGGCGTCCGGTATCGGTGGTGAGGCCACGATGGTGCCCCCACGCTTCGTTCCTGCGCTTGTAGCGGGCCTTGCCTACTACATCGCTTCGAAGAAGCCAGCCGCTCAGCCCATGGTCCCGTCCTTGAAGCAAGCATACGAGGAGCAGTTTGCCCTTGCGGCTGACGAGGATCGTGATCGCTCGTCCGTGTCGTTCGTACCCATGAGCCCGTGGAGCTACTGATGGCGTATGCAAGGGGCAGCAAGGCGTTCGGGTTCTGCGACAGGACTGGTCGCAGGTACCCCCTGAGCGACCTCGTCTATGAGTACCAGAACGGCCAGCGCACGGGGTTTCGCGTCGGTAGGGATGTGCGTGACCCGGATCAGCCGCAGAACTTCTTGGGCAAGGTCAAGGTCAACGACCCTCAGTCCCTGTATGACCCACGGCCAGATACTGCAATTCTGGAATCCAACGCCCTCTGGGGGTGGAACCCCGTTTGGAATCCGGCGCAGTACATGATATCGTCTGTAGGAACCGTGACCGTGGTCACAACATAAGGAGAGCAGAACTATGCGCATGCAACCCAAACGCCCGATGTCGGCTGGTAGCAAGCCACCGATCAGCACTAAGTCGCCGGGAAAGACCCGCGGTCCGGCCTTGGACGGAAAACCCGCTTCTATTCGTCCGGGCATGGGCAGCACTAGCGGCGGTGGCCGAGGAACGGGCGCTCCAAAGCCTCCAAAGCCTCCTCGCGAAATGAGCGGTCCACGCGGTCCACGCGGTCCACGCGGTTCGCGGGACATGGAAGGCGTCAAGGGTCCTCGTGGCATGGGCGACGGTCCCGATAGAGTCGGGCCCACACGCTCCGCTCCTCCCTCCATGCCTAAGTCTTCTCGCGGCGTGGGTGGCCCCGCTATGGGTGGTGCGCCTGCTCGTGACATGGAAGGCCCGCGTGGACCACGCGGCATGGGCGGCTCCCCAAGCAAAATGGGTGCTGGCATGGGCGGCGGTGCTGGCGGATCGCGCCCCCCTACCATGAGCAAGCCCGCCATGAGCAAGCCCGCCATGGGCAAGCCTCCCGTTGCTGGTCCGGCTCCATCGGGTGGTGCCCCCGCCCCCGCGCCAAAGCCCCCCGGTATGAAGAAGGGTGGCCGGGTTAAAAAGATGGCCATGGGTGGTAAGTGCCGCGGTATGGGCGCTGCCAAGATGGGCGGCAAGTACAAAGAATAAGTTCAATAGAACTTCTGGGTGACCCATGAACTACGCGGAGCTCTCGCAGTACCTGCAGGACTACCTTGAGACGAGCGAGACATCGTTCGTCGCCAACATTCCCACGTTTGTACGTCAGGCAGAGGAGCGCATCTATCGCTCCGTGCAGATACCCGAGCTCCGCAAGAACGTCACGGCAAGCATGACGTCTGGGAACCAGTACCTAGCCCGTCCGTCCGACTTCCTGTCGGTATTCTCCATCGCTGTGATCAAGGCGGACGGGAGCTACTCCTACCTGTACGACAAGGATGTCAGCTTTATACGGGAGTCCTACCCCTTCCCAGCCGTGACGGGGCTGCCGAAGTATTACTCGCAGTTCAACGGCGATCAAACTGGCGTGACGGAGGGGAACTTCATCCTCGGCCCCACGCCAGATGCATCGTATGGCGTCGAGCTTCACTACTACTATGACCCGGCGTCGATTGTGACCACCAGCACCTCTTGGCTTGGCAACAACGCAAGCGCAGCCCTCCTGTATGGCTCACTGGTGGAGGCGTACACCTACCTCAAGGGCGACCCTGACATGATCCAGCTGTATGAGCAGCGCTATTCTGACGCCATGTCGAACCTCTTTGGCATTGACATCAGGTCCAAGCGTGATGATTACCGAGATGGAGTCATGCCCGGATCGGGAGCTGGACGCTGATGTTTGTGGGTTCGGCATCACCGGGCGTCGTCAACGTCATGACCTCATCGAACGGTGGTCACACGCCAGAGCAGGTTGCTGAGCTGTGCGTTGATCGTCTCATGAGCGTGTCAGAATCGGCTCCTCCGGAGATCGCAATGCAGGCTAGGGCCTTCAAGGATCAGATGCTGGCAGTTGTCCTGCATTATGTTAAGATGGCGGCAAGAGAAGACCGGGAGTCGGTCGTGGCTAAGCTCGAGCAGGTCGGGGCGACTGACGTGGCTCAACAGATCAGGAGACTTTGAGATGCCATTCAGCGGCAACTACATGTGCACTTCCTTCAAGGACCAGCTCCTTGAGGGCGCTCACGACTTCCGTTCGAGCGGTGGCGACACCTTCAAGCTGGCGCTTTACACGAACTCTGCCACCCTTGACGCGACCACCACCGCATACTCGTCCTCAAACGAGGTGGCAAACTCGGGGAGCTACTCGGCTGGCGGCGGCACCCTCGTGAACATCAGCCCGACCACGTCGGGAACCACGGCGTTCACCGACTTTGACGATCTGTCGTTTACCTCTGCGACCATCACGGCCCGCGGTGCGTTGATCTACAACACGACTCCGGCGCACACCTACACCAACCCGTCTGTGGTGGTGCTGGACTTCGGCGGAGACAAAATCTCCACCGCAGGCACCTTCACCATCCAGTTCCCCGTAGCAGACGCCTCGAACGCTATCATCCGCATCGCGTAAGGAGCGGCCATGGCCAACACGACCCTTACAGGCTGGGGCCGTGGTGCGTGGTCCTCTGGGGCGTGGGGTGAGG